TTGATATATTTATATATTTTATATATCAAATACAGGTATAAATAAAGAATATGCAGTGAGCCCCAAAGAACATTTTGTATTTACAATTTTTGTATTATATTTGCCATGCAATGAAATACAAAGAAACAATTGCCAAACTAATTCTAATCGGCATCCTCACCCTGATTATCGCTAGCATGATGTCGTGCGATACCCAAAAAAGATGCGAGAGATTCTTCCGCAACCATCCAGAGTGTGTAAAATACGATACCATAGTTTATCGAGACACATTTATCAAAGAGATTAAAGTTCCGGTTCCTGAGTACAAAGATTCTTTCATCATCAAGACCGATACCTTTATCGAAACCGAGCGTTTAATCATAACCAAGTTCAAGGACAAATTTACAGTAAACATCAAACCAGACACTCTTATTTACAGAGATACAACCCGATTGGAAGTTAAGGTTCCAGGGCGTGTGGTAGAAAAGAAAGAGTGGAACTGGCCGATAATTCTCTTCGCCTTTACAATAGGCGTATTGACAACCGTGTTTATATCACGTAAATGAAATTCGTACAATCGTCTTACGACAAAAACGACAGCAAAGGTAAGCAATTGCTCAAAGCTTATCTGACTAGAAGAGGTCACATTATTTCAGATAATGAAGATAAGTATGGAATTGATTTGTTTTCTGAGCTGAATAGTAAAGTATACCGATGGGAAGTAGAGATGAAAAGCAAAAGACCATGGACCAATCAGGATGATTTTAATTTCGATACCGTTTCTTTTCTGAGGCGCAAAGAGAAGTGGAAAGATGAATTGTTCTGGTATGTAATCATTTGTAGCGAGACTAATGCTGCCCTAATGTGTTCTTCTGATATTATTTTTCAGGAGAAGTATAAACAAATTTTGAGAATAAATACTGAAGATAGAAAAGGAACAGATATTTTTTATCGTGTTCCAAAAGAATTATGTATATTTGTCCCACCAAAAGAATTTTATGAGCCTGAGTAATACCCAAAAAGAAATCGCCACCATGTGTGACGAGATTAAAGAATTACTATTAGATAAGAATAGGAAGTATGGTGATTCTGCCATTAATCCTGCACGTATATTCAGCAAAGCGGATGCTACCGAACAGTTAAAAGTTCGCATCGATGATAAACTGAATAGATTGAAAAACTTGCAGGAAGATGAGACTGAAGATACTGTAACCGATCTAATTGGTTATCTTATTCTGCTGAAGATTAAGATGAAAAAAACTCGAATAGATACAAAATTCGATTATCATTTTTCTAATTTATGAAAATCTATTGGACATATTCCAGAACAGACCTGAGACCCAATGAGGTCCATAAACACGAAAAGTCTATGCCTAGACTGAGCACCGATACATTTCACATCGGAGGATTGGGAAGAACACCCATCTTAACCCATTGCATAAACGAGCAAGGGTATATGTACGTTCTAAAGGAAGGGGTCTCAGATATACATATCGCCTTAATAGGAGGCATCGACAATGAATATAGAATCTGTAATACAGCAACAAGCAATCAACTGCTCACTCTTTCAAACCTGGTTAGATTTTATCTTTCTATGGGTCACAATGTAGAAGAGGGCGATTTACTTAATTTTGATTTACCGCAATGGCTAAAAGCAATAAACAAATAATCGAAGAGGAAGTTATCAAACTTCAGAAGTTAATGTCGTGGTGGGAATATTATACCGCCATTGATAATCCAATTGAAGCAAACAAAGCTCAAAAAGAAATTGAAGAACAAAAGCGAAACATCAGCGAGCTTAGAAAAACTCTCGGAGTACCTAAGAACAAATAAGCTAAGCGAGGAAGATGCTATAGATAGACTCCGTTTGCAGGATTTCGATCCGGCTAAGGATTTCTATGCGACTTTGGTTTCGGCCTCAAAACAATTAATGGATTCGGTTAAGGATAAAAGCCTTGACCTGGATGATCCATATCAGAAAGGCTTATTTCAATTACTACAGGCCGGAGATAAGATTAATAAGAGTCTGAAGCTTGCTAAACTAGAAGCATATCCTGAAGAGCAGAAGGAAGATGATGATGCTTCTTTCCTAGATAGGATTAAAAGTCGTCAATGAAGAAAAGCAAATTTGAGTATAACGAGTGGTGGTCCGAACACGGTCTGAGCCCCAATGCTACCAAATCTGAAAAAGATAAATGGTGGGCTAGGGAAAGAGAATATTGGATAGATGGACGATTCGGTTTAACTGGACCGCACTACTTTGCGTTAACTCAAGGATTTGTAAAAGACGCCAGAGGTTTCAAAAAAAGACCGATTTGGCGAGATATAGACGAGCTTATCTACGAAGGTTATATGGAAGCTCGCAGAACCAATCACGATTTATTTGTTACCAAGAGACGAGAAGTCGGCCTCTCATTTATTTTTGGGGGAATTATACCATTGTGGATTGCTATGACCAATCCTGGTTCTACTTCACTGATTACATCAGCAGATAAACAGCGTCTGACGGCTTTGTTCAAGGATAAGACTCGTGTTGTTTATGATGAGTTCGATGAGTATGCTAAGCCCGGTATTGTTTCAACAAGACAGGAAGGTTATCTGCACCTTGGTAGGAGAGATACCAAATCAGGTTCTGTAAGTGGACTAGACTCTCAGATTATTACCAAGGAAACAGTCGATACTCCCACAGCATTCGAGGCGTATCGTGCTATGCATATTTTCATAGACGAGTGTATGCTTCATCCCAAGGCTGACCAGGTTTATAAATCTGCTCAGGCGAGTACGAAGTCAGGTTTCGTAAAAGTTGCTCCCATCGTTATCGGTGGAAGTGCCGGTGAAGCTACTTCAATCGGGCAGAAATTGGCTAAAACATTGTGGGATAATGCAGAAGCATTGAAGATTTTAACGCTCTTTCTCCCCGGCAACCAAGGGATTATGGAAGCTCCTGAGTTGGATAAAGACGGCAAAGAGACTGGTAAAATTCTGAACTTCTGTCCCAATGGGTATAGCGATGAAAAAGCTGCAACTGAATGGATTATGAAGACCAGGGAGACCCTAGATAAATTGGAAGATAAAAGTTATTTAAACTCCTTTATCAAACAGTATCCGCTTGAGATTCAGGAAGTCTTCTCTACTAGTGGTCATGGTGCTTTTCCGAAAGCGATTATGGATAAATTGGATAATCAGGAGAGAATTATTTTATCTCAGCGTCCTCCGATTGACAGATCCTTTTTGCACCGTGATTATTCAGGGGAGATAATTAAAAAGGCAGATGCTTCTAGCCGAATAGTTTTCTTAGAAAATCCCCATCCTGACCACACTTATATTGGTGGGATTGACCCTATCCCATTTAACTCAAAGAATATGGGTGATGGCTCTAATCAGGCCATAGTAATTAAAGATATAGACACCAATCGCTACGTAGCGTATTATACCGAAAGGGACTCAGATCCTGATCAGATTGTAAGTAATATGATTCTGATGCAGGAGTACTACAATAACGCTGTAGCCATGATAGAAATTAACCGGGGTGGTGTGGTGAAGCAGAAGTACAAGGATGCCGGAAAGATTCATCTATTGGCTAAGAAACCTATCTTCCTGGGTAAAGGGTTCTGGAAGGACGATGATTCAGTTGGTTATTATAAGAATGATATTACAGCAGAAAGGGGAAACTCATACCTCATAGACTATTTGAAGGTATATACCGAGGACATTTGGTTCCTCGAAATGATTCAGGAGTTAAAGAATTATATTGTCGATAATACGGATATTGTGGATGCCATGGTGGCCTGTGAGATCATGCACAAGAATATCGTTAAGAAGTTTGAGAAGAAAGCTCCTCAGGAGCAAGTGATTAAAGAAGTTCCAATGCTAGAATTCCAGGGCGGTAGGTATGTTCGTGTTTGGAAACAGGTAAGAGTCGATAAGTAATTACATTGTAATTACACTAATTTCTTAGGACCGTTTAATTTCCATCTCTCAATACAGGCACATAGAATATCTATGGTCTTATCGCTGATTACGCCATCCTCGAATTCGAGAGGTATATTAATACTTTTATTCATTGTAGACAGCTGCAAATAACCATCCTTAACGCTAGTTTTAAATCTCTTTCTTAGTGTAGGTACAATGATATGGTATCTATACTCAGCTTTATTGGAAAAGCCTAAGGTCATATTTACCAATTCATATTTAAGAGACATGAGAATGACTCTTATATCAATAACCAGCGGAGGTATATTCAATACTACAGTAGAGAAAGCTGGGTCGGTTGTATAGTCTCTATCAATTTCTGACATTCCTGTTCGAAGAATTTATAGTTTAAGTTGTTCCAATCAAAATCTGTTATCCTGTTAAAGGGCATGGTCTGATACCCTTCGCATAGATGATGCTCTCTTCCGTCCTTGTTTACTTTTAAAGAAACTCCTCCGGTGGTAACAGGAAGGTAGCGATATATCTTTCCGAAGTCTAATCTCTTTTCCTGAGCCCCATCCAGATACACGAAGTAAACTGACCATCCTGGTGTTGCTTTGTACCTACCGCAAAAGTCTAGTATATTTTTATGATTACGTATTGTCTCAGCAACCGGAGTCCCATTAACAAAATATTCTCTCACAGCTAGTGGGATAATCATAAATGAGTTATCCTTGTGCCAATCCTTCTTGGTTTCAAATGCACCTTTCTCTTTTATCTTACCGCTCTCAGACACAGCAATGTAATTATTCACATCACGGATAATCATTTTGGTGTAGGTTGCATACTCAAGCGTGAGCTTGGTGTACTTCTCCCAATCCTTGCATACTTTTAATACTTCTTCTTCCTTTTTGTGAGGGATGCATACTGTCACACCGTCCGTGTTAACCTGCAACAACTCAGCCCCGATTTCCACCAAGGATTCTACGAGCATGGTAATTAATAATTGACCGTTAACCGTTACTGCGTAAAAAACAAAAGGATCGTAGAAACAAGATACATCACTGCCTGTCTTACCGAATAAACCATTGAGGGATAACTTCAGTGCATCAGAAGTTAATGTATCTCCGTCATGCTGTGCTCTTACTCTTTGTGCAAAAATGTCAGCATATACCTTTACAAAGGTGTCCTGATCCATTTGGCGTGGATGTAAGCGATTCTGAATAAATAAATTAGGATAGTAAGATTTAACATCGATGTCCAGTATTTTATATGTTTTACTGGACACATATACGCCTGGAGATATGCATCCGTGTATACCACCAACACCATAGTCTAAGTGCAACCCTCCAAAGTTTGTAGAGAAGGAGAAGGATTTTTTGGTCTGCGCTAATTTGCGGACAGCGATATTGTTGGATTCGAACTTCTGAGCTAGCTCATTGGTGCTCAGGGATGTGTTGACTGATTCAACAAAGTTCTGGAGAAATTGGCTAGAAGATACAGTTTCCTGCATTAGCCTGAGCAAATTCTTTAGCTTTGGGTCTCGGAAAGAAACGTAAGGAAAAATGATGTCCTTGAGTGGAACATCAGCTCTCTTACCTCTTATCTGACTAAGCTCCCTTACTGATATGCCCATGGCCTCAGATAGATATTTAAGAAAGATACGCTCCCCGATAACTACATCACTCTTATTTACTACGTTTAGCTTGTACTTCTTATTAATCTGTTTACGCAGATCTATTTTCTCTTTGCACATATCGTAAAAACGTGCAGTGAAGAGAACATCGTTCCGGTTATACTCGACAAGTCTTTTTAGTTTATGCTCATCGATTGCTTCTGTATGGTGCATAGGCATATCCATTACATTGTCCCAACCGCAAGATACTTCTAGTGCTTTGAGTGAGGTACGCCTGGCTTTGTTATCGTAATGATTGAGGAGAAATAAGTCTAGCTGAGGAATTAATTCTTCTACGTATTGTTTTTTCTCCTCGGCTATTATGCTCTGAGCCCGATTATATATCTTTTCAGCTGTTATATTTTCTGTAGTGAGAATATAATGGAGCACAGGCCAATCGAAATGGATATTATTGAAGCCAACCATGCCCACCTTTTTCTTTCTCAGATCATTGAGATAGTCTATTAGCTTTTCTGTGTCGTTCTGTTTCTCCCATATCACGAATAAAGATTCGGATTGGGTCTCAGTGTTGTAATCCATATAGGTAAAACAATTACTGAATGTCTCTATGTCATATACTACCGGCATTATCTTGTTCTAAATGTGAAATCTATTATTGTTATTATTCCTTCTGATGTTTGTAATTCTTTTTTATATTTCTTTCCGAAGCGAGTCCACCCTTCAGAAACTACAGGAACTCTAAACTCCTTAGTCTCAAAATAAGGCTGATTCTTCATCTCCTTGAGCCATGTTGGACATAGATTGAATTCCGTAACCTCTAGCCCACACTTCTTCGCTTGTAAACATACCATTAGCAGTGCTTTGAATACCATCTTTATAAGTTAATAAATTTTGAAATTTGCCATCCTCGCTGTATTGTCCGCTGTCACGATTAAACTCGTATTCAACCTTACCTAATTTACCACGAAAATGCCATTTGATTTTTTGGATATGCAGTTCTACTGGATCTTTTGTACCGTTATCGAATGAGCGGTGAACTGCGATGCCCACATCCGGAACGTTGAAGAAGTGATGGGAACCTGATATATCGTATAGGCGAGGTACATTGTACTGCCCATTGCTCTTATCCATCTTACGAGGGTGAGCCACCAGAGTCACGTTCACATTGTTCTTAACAGCGAATTGCTTTAACTTGCGAAGTAAGTTGCCTATCTTCTCATTGCTGCTATCATCACTATCTTCCTGCTGAATGTAATTGAACGGATCTAAACACAAACAGTCTATCCCATTTCTTTTTATCATTGTCTCTGCTATTCTCAGCAGATTATTAATGCTGTAATCTTCCAAGGTTTCTACGTTATAGAACCAAAAAGATTTCCCAATCAAATTTATAGCCACCTCAATCTCCCTCTCACTCATATTGCTTAACTTTTTATTGAGCAGTTGCTCGCTCATCCTTGTCATTTTCAACGGAGCTACGTTCTCAGGGCTGAAGATTCCAAACTTCCAACCCTTGAGATGGGCCAAACGAAGGAACATAAAGTCGAGCCATGTGCTCTTACCTGATCCTGGAATACCGGTAACTACAACCAATTCACCACGATTCCACGATAGATGTTTATCGGTCTCAGACATATCCACAAGAGAGCCAACAGGATAGCCGTCTTTATGATAAGACATAATGGTGGACAGGTAATCACTAGCAGAGCTAATCTCTGATATGGGTAAGGGTTTGGCATCATCAAATAAGCGAGTGATGAAGTCCTGACCATATGCCTTGAGGCAATCGTTGGCATCCTTTTGATTTACAGGAAACTCGATTATACGTACATCTGAGGCCGAAAACCTACGTGCAATATCTTCGGATAACTTGCGCCCAGGTTCATCGTTATCGGTAGCGAGATAGATAGTCTTATTTTCTAATAGTTCGTACACGCTATCCAACCACTCCAAATTATTATTATTCTTAGATGCACCATTAGGCACAGAAATGGCAGCAAAATTACTCTGGTGCCAAACCATAGTTTCTTCTTCTCCCTCGCAGATGATAACGTAATCCTTATCCTTAACTGAGTCGATGTTGTAAGGAATTTTGCGTGCATCTTTAACCATCTTGAAGTGCTTATCCCTGGTCTTGAACTTGATATTGATCAGCTCATCATCCATGAAATAGTTGAAACAGATAACCGGATGCTCCTTTTGTGTTTGTGGCATCCATTCAACAGACTGAGAAATCTTGAATGCTTCGACAGTTTCTTTCTTAATACCTCGTGCTGAGAACCAATCGAATATATTTTGAGAAGTTGCAGGAGGCTTACCTTCGGGCCTCACATATTGATTAACCGAACCAGACCAACCGCAATGGTGACATTTCCAAAGACCATCGTCTATGTTAACACCTAATGATGCATCTTTACTTTTCTTACGTGTGTGAGCACACTTAGGACAGGTAGTCTTTACCTCACCGGACCACCGGTTACGTAAGTCTATGCCTAGTTTGATTAACTTATCTGCATTCATACTACATCTATCTTTTCATTGATTGCAAATTCGTAGATAAAATCACGGACCGCTTGGAGTTGTTCGAATGTTTCTCTCTGGTACTCACCGTGTTTTATTTTCTCTCTGATTAAATAATCTATTTCAATAACTAGTTGTTTATACTTGTATGCGTTCACCGCTGTTTCAAAATCTTCCTGTTCTTCGGGCAATTTAAATTCTATTTTAGCTTTCATTTTTTAATTGTTTATAAAATTGTTCTACTGCTTCACGTTTAGATAGAAATTGATCTCCATCAACAAACCACATCTCCTGGTCTTCAACCCATTCAGAATACATACGTGGTTTGAATAAGTGGATAAGCACCTCTCTTTCTACCGTGACATATTTAACTATCCGTCCTTTGAACTCCGGCACTAATGTACCGAGATCCATACCTTTGTGAATCATGGGACCGCCAGAGAAATCAATCATTGAGAACTGATTGCTTGGCCACCCGAATTCGGTCTGAGTTCTGTAGTGAGACCAAGCTCCAATCATTTTAATTAGATTGGGGCTCAGCTCATCAAGACTCATTGTTTCATCATGCCTGTTCTTGTATGTTGGCATTTCCTACGTTGTACTTTTCCATGAGACCCATTTGGATTTCACGGATGTGATTGAGACTAAAGTCATTTCCGATTTCGTTAATCTTTTCATAGGTCAGGATAATAGCTTCCGCTACTACGTGATTAACATTGATTTGCTGGAGCGCAAGAGCACTCACCATGGCATTTACTTTTTCGTTTTGTTCCATATTTTTTATTTAAGGGGTTGCAAATGTAATTAATTTTGATCGAAGTTCAAACCTTTGCAGGAGATTAAATCGATAAATTGTTTGGCAGAACGGTATGTGTAGAACCGGCATCCATAATCAAAGACTGATAGATACCATTCCCCATTTTCGTCCTCTTGGCACAGGACAGGGATACCGTTGTACTTCTGCTCAAAGTAATGATATACTTTATCATCACCTGTTTGTTCCGTAGGCATAGTTACTTTCCGTAAGCGCAGCCTCAATACTTGTCTTAGTGTCATATATTTCTTTTAATTGGTGGCGAATGTTTTTGTTAAACTCATTGTAATCGATTTGGATCTCAGGCTCAACGATCCTCATTGCTTGAGGGCTGTGTTCCTGGATACTCTCTGTTAATCTTTCTAGTATGTGTATCATTTGATTTTTCTTATTGTTTGTATGTAGTCCGGTGCTGAAGCATACCTGCCATCGATAGCCCGGAGATAATAGTCCTGAATGTGAATGTAGCATTTGATATTATCACGATATGTTTTGTAGGTTGCATATGGACCGTACTTACCTGATACATATTTACAGTTGTGATGTGTAATACCAAATAGATTCTTAGCTCTCCTACCTACATTGCTTTTACCTAACTGAGATTCTATTTCTGCCTGGGCGATTGCTACATTTGATAGAACGCATCCACTTTCTACAAGAGCTTTGGTTAAGCTATCACGATTAAGTGGTACATCATATGCCTTGGACGGTGTGATGTTGCGATAGATTATCTGTGCTTTGGGATTCTTTAGAAGCAGGAAGATATTGAATGTTATGAGGCCCAAAACTAAGAGTATTACTATTACTTTTTTGAACCAGTTGTTTTTAACTATCCGATAGTTGAGTTCAGAATCTATTTGTATTTTCATATTATTAATCCTTGTTTTTCAAATTTCCATGTTTTAACTGCTGCTTTCCAATTCTTCATTTTATTCTTACCTATCATCCATCCTTTGGACTCGTAAAAATTAAAGAAGCGTGCTGCATTATCTTTGTGATCCTTTACGTTCTGAGACCGAAGGTAATCCTCGACCTCAGTCAGCGTAGGAATACTAAAACTTTTATTGGTAAGTGCGTTGACCAAATCGGGGTTAGACCGCCAGGATGGATCAATCTTGTTCAACAAGTGCACTAACACAATCCGGATATTTTTCTCCATATAATTGTTCAATTTGTTTAATGAGTTGATTTTCTTTTCTGAACATAGAAGGAACGCTTAGCCAGTTCTCAACAATCTTGAGAGAGTTGATAATGGTTGTATGGTTGCGATGTCCCATCTGATTTGCAATGCTCTGCAAGGTCATACCGGCTATCTTCCTGAGGAGATAACCGTAGATGTGGCGTATTGTTACCTCATCCATTCTCCTGCTTCTTCTGTGTTCCCACAATTCACGTGGTACGCCTAGCACATCTTCGATGCATTCCTGAATCTGTTCTTTAATCTTTCTTTCTTGTTTTGTTTCAATGGTTATCATATATTTTATTGTTTAATATTTTTTGAATGGTTGAGGCGTAGAACTTGCCTCCTTTACTTCCTTTAATTCCTTTTGTGTTTAGTGTTTGGGCGATGCTGTACAAAGGTAAGCCCTGGCTGTGCATCTCCATTACCTGATTGACAATAAGCATAGCGTTGGGGTCGGGCCTCAGAACACCATTCTCATTCACATATCCTATAGGGGGATAAGGACAATACACTTTCTTATTCTTCTTGAGATTAGCTTTAACACTTCGTGTATGTTCACCGGTAACATCGGACTGATATTCTGCAAAGACAGCCATCAGGTTTCGCATAGCTTTACCAGAGGATCCTGACATCATTGGCTCTTCGATGGAATAGAATTTAATCTTGCGATGTTCTAGCTCAGCCATGTGGATTATGTTGTCCTTCAAATTACGAGCAAAACGTGTGCTGTGCCATACGATAACTGCGTTAATACCACCTTGTCTGAGTCGGGTAAACATTTCTTGAAAGCCTGGTCGTTTGGTATTTCTACCGCTGTACCCGGCATCCTCGTAAATCTTTTCGAGTGTGTACCCTTTCTCGCTGGCGTACTCCTGAATGCGAGCAATCTGATTGTCTAGAGATGTTCCTTTGTCGGCCTGCATATCGGTAGATACACGGATGTAGCCAACTGCTTTACTTGTTTGATTTTTCATTTCTCTTTTTGCTTAGTTTATGTATCAATCTAGTAACGTACTCTTTTCTTGTAAATCCTCTGTGTATGCATAGCTCATTGAGATATGGATAGAGATGGGGCTCCATGTAGATGCTAACCTGTTTTCTTTTCTGTTGCAACTGTTCGGGCCTCTGACGAATTAACCACTTCTCTAACCTAATTGCTTGTTCAATCCTCAGGGAGAGATAATCAAATGCTTCCTTCTCGCTACCAAATTTGGTAACGAACTTGTCGTACAACTCTTCCGGTATATCAATGTCTATCTGTTTCATCTTTTCAATACGTATTTAACATATACTCCGACTTGAATAAAATATCCTGTTATAAGCAATAGATAAATTACGATTTTATATATTATCCTCTTCATCTAGTATATTTCCATCCTCATCGATTGTCATATAATCACCGTGCTTGATGTCTAGTATCTCATTCTCATCGTACTCCAGGGCGTATTTGATTATCTCTTTGAGATCATCTGAGCCCCATTGGTAATAGATGGTGTAGGTTGAATCCATTGCGTACACAATGCAGAAGAAGGAAGACTCCGGACAATCAGGTACAATCTCGCTCTGAATATCTTTTGCATTCTCGATTAAGTCTTCGATAACACTTTCGGGTGTTACGCTATCAATTAAATCATCTTCGCTGTAACCTACGCAGAATGAGTAACGTGGTACTTTTGTTTGTAGGGTGAACGGATTAAACTCTACGCTACCTTGGTCGATTAGTTTGTTAATTATATTTTTCATTTTGTAATTACTTTAGCCCATTGTTCTGCAAAAGCATTGGCCATGCCTGGAAATGTTTTGCTTCTGAGTGTTTGTCTTTCTGCTTTTGTTTTGGCTTTTGATAGTGCTTCGTAATACCACAGAGGCTGACTCTTTTTCTTGCCGGTCTTGGTATCAATCCACTCAAAACGTTCTCCTTTGCCTACGATATTGGTTGGTGTCAGGAGAGGTAAGTTCTTCAGCCATAGGCAAGTTGTTTTGGTTGCCTCGTCTCCGAAGTGGTAGGGCTGCACAATCTGATCAGGCTTTCTCCAGCGTGTAGAGAGTAAGCCAACAGGATTCTCAATTGCAACGTGTTTGATAGGTGCATTGTACAATGCCTTAACAAACTCTATGCTGTCGAGCATATCTTGTCTTCTGTTCGGATATTTGGGATTGGGCCTCCGATCCTCAAAGGGTAAGTGTGCATCTTCAGGATGTGACAACCATGCCACACCACTAACGGTAAGATACGTACATGGGGGGTGAGCAATCATTAAATCCCAACCTTCGTTGATAATTACGAATACATCCCCTTGGTGATGCCATTCCGGATGTCCACCTGAACATGGAAGCAAATCACAGGAGAATGCTTCGTAACCTAAATTTCTGAAAGCCTTTGTTGTTGCTTGGCTTTCTTCGCAAGCGATTAGTATTTTCATATGTTTAAATTGTTTGTAGAGAGAGTGATGAGTGTGTATTCTTTTTGGCTAAGATGGATTCCACCTTATTAACAATTGCATCTGCGTAGTAAGGAGTGCTCAGCTCTTCGAGATAAGATATTAAATCGGATTTGCTGTAGCAGTAGGACCAGGTAACAACTTCGCCTGAGTCCCAATCCAAAGCGGATACTTTGTAAACTGTCTTTTTTGCTTGAGGTATTTCAACCTTGATGATACCGCCAATGGCGTATTCACCAATCTTAAATGTTTTTATCATGTGTTTTGTGTGTGCAATATTAAACTATTTTTTCGTTTTGTACAAATTTATTTTTTCAGGTAGATGGTATGTACTCTTGTTGCTTTCAAATCACCAAAGTCATCATAGGTTTCTGATATGGTCATATCGAAAATGTAGTCCTCAATGGATTCGATTTGATACTTACCTGAAGCCATCTTTTTGAGTGACCTTTGAATCTTATCTCTATATTCTTCAAGATAATAATACTCGCCCCGGCATCCACATCTACAGCAGTTGCCTTTGCCTACATATAATTTTTCTACTGACTCGATGTCAATTGTCGCAAACCTAACTTCAGTTTGATTAAATGGTGTGTGTTTAATTGTGTACATGGTTTTATTGTTTATTTATTTTTCTTTTACTTCGTAGTTAATCCACATTTCGCTATCTGCCCAATAGATTATATCATCTACATTCATATACAGAACGGACAATGCTTCCATCAGAGCCCCAACCCTATGGCCAGGATTATCTATGATGTAGTCCGGGTCGCACCAATCATCAATATTGCTGCTATGGTGACTGATGAAACCACTCCGGCTTGTGTAGTTCTGCTTAAAGTATTCACGTAGATTATCCTTATTGTTTTCTACTAATTGAAGAAGTTTGGGAAGATTGACCTCGACTTCAATATCGATTGTATCATTGGCGAAGTTATAATACTTGGGGCTCACAACCTTTTGAAAGGTAATGGACACCGGCAATATATCATTGAACTCACGCTCAAAGGATTCGACAAAAGCTGATGCTACTCTATCGTAGTAGTCTTCGTAATCCCATTCGAAGTCATCGTAATTTAGATCCGTGTCATTCTCCTGATTGTAGGAGTAAATCTCATTGCTTTCATCAGACTCAAACACTGTTCCGTAGAAGCCTGGAAATAGGGGGCAAAATGTTTCGAATTTCATGTGTTTATTATTTATTGATTAGTTGAAAGAATTTGGTAGCCCATTCCTCTGTTGGGAAACGACCAATGATTTGTCCTTCGTGGTATACTCTCCACTCGACAATGCCTGAGACATATGCCTTAACGATTTGTGTTGGTGTTGTTTTCATTTGTCACCTCCGCACATTTCATAGATTTCTTCTACGGACTCAGTTACATAGGTAGTAGTAACCATAGCACCTCTGCTCTCAATCTTAGTCACGACTGCATTTCGTCCATCGTGATTCCTAAGTACAAACTCACTTGCTTTGATAATACTTTCTGTTCCGATAAGTATGGAGAACTTTTCTCCATACCACGAGTGTGCTGTTAATTTAATTACGTTTTTCATTTTGTTATTTGTTGTTTAGTTGGTTTAAAAATGTTTGTGCTTCGGCCTCAGAACGGAATGCGTACTCCCTCATCTGTTTGCCACGATAGGACTTACCGGTATTCTTATTAATCGGCTGTCCACTTTTGTTGGCTACATAGTAGTATGTAGTTGCGAGGGGCATACCACTCGGACTTCTCTCAGCCCGAAATGGTATGTACTGATTGGATTGGATTGTGTAGTTACTCATGACTTATACCATTAATCCTTCATGGTTAACTTCAATTAGTCTACAGAAATCGGGTATGTCAACGACAAGGATCTTGCCGTAGTCCATACTGCTGTAGTAACCTTGTGTCTCGTACCGCTTAGCCCATTCCAATGTGGCTTTGTACGCCTCTTTCGGAGAAGAGTAAGTCTGTGATGGTGATATGCTGAACCCATCGGGGCTCAGCACATCGAATTGTTTTTTATTCATGTTGTTTATTGTTTAATTGTGATACTCGTTTCCGTCTTCGTCATAGTAGAAATCATCAGTAATCTCTTCCCACTCAGTAAAGTAGAAGATGTCATGTTCATACAGGTAATGGATTAGCTTATCAATTTCCATGGTCATTACATCTTTGTCCTCGTAATTTAAGTACTGATAATCGGCACGATTTTTATCTATGTAATCCTGGAACAACTCTTTGTTGTCAGTGATATAGAAATCGCCATCACCGAATACGTGACCGCTATTCATACCTTTACCGGTCACATCACATCTTCTTGCAAACTTTTTCATGTGTGTTTATTATTTAATGATTTTGAATTTAGGATAAAAGATACCGTGCTGTCTCCACCACATCCAATCTTCGGGGTTGGTGATACCGCTAGCATCGTGGGGTTTACGTTTTACTTCTCCCCAAAAGAAGAGGTTGCTTACGAATAGGCTCATACTTTTTCTTTATATTTTTTTAACTTAGTTTGGAGTTGTTCTATTTCGTTTTCTATTTTAATAATTTCCATACGCATATCGAGAAACCACTCGCATAAGGAATCTATTTTCTCCTTGATGTCATGGTATTCGGGATGCGGATGACATAACAATACATCATCATCCCAAAGTTCCAATAGATTATCTATCACATACTCCGTAAGTTTTTTATCCGGAGTTATAAAATCTTGCAAGGGTTTTTCGTACCATCCTTGATGGAAATTTACACCAATCAATTGACGAAACTTGTCAAAGAATAAGATAAGCGTGCGGTCAGAAGCCTCGATTTTTTCGAAGACGATAGTATGAATATTGTGCGGGCCATCTTCATGCTCATATGCAAACTTCCATTCGCCAGGGGATAGGATTGCTGCAACAATTTCTTCATAATTCCTGTAGTCAATTTTGATTTCTACATTGGGAATCCATCCACAATGTACATGATCTTCATCGCTGTAAAAATCATGCTCCAAATCTTTGTAGGTTATCTTACTGCACTGCACGCCTTCGTTAATGTTGTCGAACATAATTACTCTATTATCATTACGATGCAGTACGATGAGTTCGCATCCACCACCGGTGGGGTAGTGAAGGTAGTCTTTTACGTTCAGCATAGCTGCAATATTGGCAATGTTTTTCAATTGTTTTGATGTCCAATTGCCTTGAATTTTGGTGATGTCTTTGTAGTTCATATGTTTATTATTTTAGTTATTAATTATAATTCTGCTGTGAATTCACAATGACCTGTACGAATTATACATTGTTCTATCTTCTTACCTAAGCCATAGTCAGCATACTCACTGAGTTCTGAACGTGTGATACCTGCCTTCTCAAGCTTTTCATCGGTGTACCCATTGTTCTCTTCAAAGAATTTGTCAATGACTTGCAACTTGTCACCGAGTTTGTCTTCGATACGTTTGAGTTCGGCTTGAACACCTTCGAGATGCTCTTCATAGAAATTGTATTCGATGTAGCTAGGTTCATAACCTGTGCTGCCAAACCTATCGGCAGCGGTACTTGATTGTACGGCAAACCAAAACTTGCCTTCGATGTCTCCGGAATAATAGCGTCCCATGATTATTTAATCTCCTTTCTGTTTACTTTGGTTAATGTTTGTAGGTTAATAAGTCTGTAGTCTTTCTCTTGCAGGTCATACACGGTGGCATAACCTAATTCGCCAGGGTTGTAGGTTCGTGGCTGTGCATTGGGTCTCAGATATTTTTTGACACCTGATCTTGCATAGATAGTACGTACACTGCCGTCCTTCTTAATGAACTCTGCACTAAAGAAGAGACCGGACTTAATGATTTCGATTGCTTGTTTTTTATTCATGATTTTATTATTTTAATTGTTCTACTGCTTATTTCATCGCCCATGGTGGCATTGTCTATCCAATCTTCTAGCTCTTCGGGATCATCGAAGTCTTCGAATACACCATGTTGCAAGTCTTTAATTATTTCTTCTCTATCGGCACGGTATACATAACCTCTGCCTGTTAAATCTTTTACTATATACATATGATTAATGTTCTAATATTACTACTGATTTACTACCCTTACCCTCAGTACCTGAGCATAGCCCACACTTAGCACAATTGCTACGGTAATTTTGTTCGGCAGATGCAGGACAATTCACCATATCGGACAGCAGTTCGGGTGAAGCTACAAAGGATTTCCAACCTAATGCACGTGCCATAGCTTCGCCACATGGTGTATGGGTTGAGGCCATGTAGTACGCTGAGTATTCGGGGTACGACATCCATTGGTGGGTGTACCCTGTCCATGACTTAGCAACAGAGCATATACGCTTGACCATATCGAATGGCACGAGGATAGGTTCGCCATAAGAACCGAAACGGACGTACTTACCGGCACACGCCTGGACAATGGACTCCATAAGTTTGGGGCTCAGACAAGGTATTGCATCAAAGGAAGAGTACTGCTTACCTAAAGAACGTAGGGAGGATAAGAAGCCACTATACTGCATGACCTTATGAGTATAGCAAGCCGATAGCTTAGCACCATTACTCACACTAAAGGGGCAGTCAAAACATACCTTAGCATCGAGACCAAAGAATTCTTGCATAGTAGTCTTAGACTGAGCCACTTCGAACTGCTCACGGCTAAAGTGAAATGTCTGCACAATAGTCTCGCCACTTGTGGCAATTTTCTTGTTGCTTGTCTTACCGAATGTGAACAATACTATCGTATCGGCCACTCTGAATACTGCTTTTTTCATAGTGTTTCTAATATTTCTGTGTACTTACTTTTTGAATTGTTTGAACCTGTTAATCTGTTGACTAAATTTTCGCCACTAAAGAATAGGATTGTAGGGGCTACACGTATCCCATACTTTGCACTTTCCATGGAGTCAGTGGACGCATCTATCTTGACAAAGGTGATGTCCGGATACTCAGTTTCTAATGACTCTAAGAATGGCAATAGCATTTTGCACGGGCCACAGTTAGGGATGAAAAAGTCTGCAAGGATTTTATTGCCGTTCTTTTTCAGGTCGTTCAGCTGTTCGAATGTTATTTGTTTCATGGTTCTAATGTTAATAGTGAGACTTGCTCGCCTGTACTTTCGTCAACGAAATAATAGGTGAGGTTTGGGTGTGTTAATTGTAGGGTGCGGTAAACTTCGACTGCCTTCTCAGGACTTAGGCCGGTGAGGTACGGATTGCCCTCTTCGTAGATTGATATTGTTTTCATTTTTCAATTATGTAACTTGCTAGACATAAGATTAGCAGCACCACCATAGAGATAGTGCCAAAGAAGATTGTGAATTCCATATGTTTATTTTTTTATTTAGTTTGGGACTCAGATAATATGGCAAAAGAATGTCACCACATCCGCAAGACTTTTATACCCGTCAACAAAGTCACCTTGAGCAGGATCTTGTGTAGGGGAAGACAATTGGATGAGAACAAACTCAGCATAGTCACCTAAATAATCGCATGGCAAATAAAGTTTGTAGTGTACATAGTTACTGACTGAAATTTTGGTATTCAATACTGAGACTTCCTCAATTGTTTCCAGGGTGACGGTGACTGAGGGGCAGGCATCGTGTTTGTCTGTTGACTCTACGGCACACTTACCGAATTCGTGATTAAGCACATCCAATACGTGACGGACTTGCTCGTTGAAATAAAATGATTTATTCATGGTTTTTATTATTTATTTAACGTCTATTAAATTACCGTCCCATGGCTGACCGTTCAGATACCATTGCCCTTTCTTTTGCTGTATACTCACGCCAGGAATAGCGTTTAACCTTTCTTTTGTAGTATTACTAAGCCAACCACACGCTGTGATTGATACGGTTTGCTCAGGATTATTATACCTGAACGCAATATCGTTATTAAACAGACTCAGAACGGTCACGTTTGGCAATACTTTTACTTTTGTGTTGCTACTTCTGTAGGGTTCGGCTGCCATAAATTTTGCAATGGCTTTTTGGGTTACTTTTTTCATGTTGTTTATTATTTGGTTAATTGATTGATAAAGGCGACTGAATATATCACGGCTAAGCTAGCACAGATACAAACAAGGGCGGTTAAACTTTGCTGATAAGATAGCACGGCACAGGCAAGACTGCCCATTGCACAGGTTAATGATAATGTTTTCATGACTTTTTTGTTTATTTAATTTGGAACACAAAAAGGGTAATGCACCCTAAACACAATACGCCCGGAGGAGTTACCCCCCAGGCATATTATGTGCGACTTCGCTTGTGTTTGGGACTCAGACCGCTTATTTGGCAGTCATGAGTCTCTTCTGTACACCCTCAATAATAGCTTTGGTATCGTTACCTGCTACTTTCATACGTAGGGTAAGTGCAACAAGCTCACTGAGACGATACTCAAAAGCACCACGCCCTTTGGGTGTATTGATAAGCTTGAGACGTGCCTGTGCCTCGACACTGCAATTAACGGCAGTATCCCACAGCTGTACACCGTCTATGACCATACTTACATTAAACGGTTCTGTGGCTTTGAACCCTGCGGCTTTGATACGCCTCATGGTATCGTAGTAGTCAAAGAATTGGTACACTAAAGCACGCTGTACTACCTGCATACTTTTTGAGGGCGACACTTCGAGGTCGAACTTGATGTTACTGCCACTGTTGGCAATGCGAATTGATACGTTTTTCATGGTTTTTTTGTTTAAATAGGTTTGGCTATCCGTGAACTGACACGACAGTTTGTACCTCGGGCAGTCAAAGTTGCCCAGGTAGCACGGATAGTTAAATTGCACGCTGTTTTCTTAATGTGTGTCGATAGTCAGTCCCGCACCTTGGGCTACCGATGTCCACTTAAATCGCAAGGCACAATACACCACTACCGTGTACTTTGTGTCCCCAAAAAGGGGTGTTTTAAACGTGTGGATGTCCTGCCCACACTTCACCTTGCGCCTGCTTCTAATGGCAGGCTCACCACCGCTTTACTTCCTCTGTCCCATGGACAGACTGCGCCCTGTTGATAGGTCTTCAAACCTAACGGACTCGGTAACACAATAAGAGCATTTTTTGTGTGCCACTCACCTACAATGTAGGCGGTCACGGGTTGCTTTGAAACCCCACCTTTATACTTTGCTAATCAAAGATTAAACAGCATATAAACGTGCTTTGCGGATGATATGTTAAACTTGTGTGTGTGTCTGTTTTTTGTTGTTTGTTTGTTGGTTCGTTGATGCAAACTAAATACAATCAGAAAAAAAAGTCAAGCTTTTTTTGTTATTTAGAATGATTCTAAGGAAGCAAAAATGCCCTCAAACCCTTTGTTTATAGGCGTTTCAGCGGATAAAAAAAATTTTAAAATATTTTGTTTTGATAGTGTATGCAAAAAAAAATCGGCCCGCCAAAAAGCTAAAAAAAGAGTGTGAAATGGATATAAAAAATGTACTTTGTTAGGGCAAAAAAACCCGTTTTTCAAAAACCGGATTGACCAGGTCTCGTGCGTGCGTGCGTATATGCGTGCGTATATGCGTGTGCGTATGTGCCCATGCGTAGGTGTGTGCGTGTGTGTACGCCTGTGTGCCTGTGTGCGTGTGTATGTGCGTGGGTGTGGGTGTGTGCGTGGGTGTATGTATGTTTAGCCGTTTGTTCAAACGTGTAAGGGGTTTACGTTTTATAATTCGATTAAGTTCTAATTTAAGCCCATGTATAATCGTTTGTAGTTTATAATCGACAAAGGCCACAAGCACATGGGGGGGGTGCTTTTTTATACCCCACCCAACCTTTCGCAACGTATATC